GTTGCACTCTATCTTCTTTACCTTCTACTCTACTGGATCGAATACGTAAATAATTTACCTGTTTTTCCAACATTAGATCATAAAAATGATTAGGAATTAAAACAAAATTTGTTTTAACGAAAAAACCATTTACGTATTCGATCCAGTAGAGTAGAAGGTAAAGAAGATAGAGTGCAACGCATTAATTTTAATAAAAATATGTATTTTAACATTCCTGGTACTGATTTAGGCCTTTTATATGTAACATATGGTGTACCTGTTGCAAATTTAGTGCAATTTTTTCCAAATAAAATTCATGAGCGCAACATACCTGCAGAATTAGTTTATTTAACTAGTGATGGTTTTAGAAAAACATCGTCAGCTTTGCTTAAACATGGTATGCAAACTACAGTCAATACCGGTGAAGTTTTCGGATCGAAATACGAGGGATATTCGTACAAATTGGATGATAACACACCCACGTTTAACGGTATGTGTATGGGAACTTGGGTTTCAAATACTAAACCCACTAGCATAATTGGTTTTCATTTAGGTGGATCAACTGGTACACCACATGGTTGTTGTGGAGCTTTAGATATTTTTAGTTTAGAAACAGCAATTGATGTAGTGTTAAAACGAAACATTGATGCTCTTAATTTGAGTTCCGAGGGGGAGTTTGACCCCCACTTTGGTATAGCACATTGTAAACATATTAATCCAATTTTGACACCAGATGTGAAACCCGATCACCCTATGCTTTTTATACCTAGAAACGATTATATAATTAATTACGGTGACATAGGTCCGACGCATAAGTATCGCACTAAAGTGGAAATACGTAAATACGCCCAGGATTTTTTTTCTTTTATTGGAAGGGATATAATTTATGGACCACCCAATATGAATGCACCACCTAAATGGTTTCATTTTTCAAAAAACTTGTTTAAGTTTGCAGAACCTGGTATTGGTCCAAAATCCTGCATTTTACAAAGGGCTGTGCAAGATTACTTATTACCCATAAGGAAAAATTTAAAATTGTTTGCTGCCACTGGTAACTTATTTTCTCGACCATTGACTAACGCAGAAGTCTTGAATGGAATACACGGTATGCGCTTTATTGATAAAATGAAGGGCACTTCTTCTATGGGCTTTCCTTTATCCGGAACATTGTCTGAATATATTGAAGGGCCAGAAGGTTCTAAACGTTTTAAAAAAGAAGCAGAGTTTTTGTGGGATCGCGTAACTCAAATGGAAGAAGACTATGTTAAAGGAAAAAGGTGTTATCCTGTTTTTACAGCACATTTGAAAGACGAACCAAAAAAAATAGGCAGTGAGAAAGTGCGAGTATTTTTTGGTGCTTCAACAGACCTTAAACTAATTGTCCGCAAATACTATTTACCTATTGTTAGGTTATTATCTGAGATGCCATTAATGTCAGAATGTGCTGTTGGGATTAATAGTCACGGTACAGATTGGGGGGAAATGATTTCACATATTTCATTTCATGGTGAAGATCGGATAGTTGCTGGTGATTATTCTGGATATGATCAACAATTACCATTGAATGTTACTCAAGCTTGTATGGGTATTTTAATTCAAATGGCTGAAGATATTGGATACGATGCTGAGTCTTTAGTCATTATGAGATCTATTGTTCCTGACATTACCACACCTGTTGTCAATTTTTATGGATCATTAATAATGTTAATGGGAGGCAATCCTAGCGGTCAAAATTTGACCGTTTATTTGAATTCTTTAGTGAATTCCATTTTGTCACGGTGTGCATTTTATAGTTTGGCACCTTCGCAGAGCTTTGCCTATTATCGGAAATATGTGCACCAAATTACATATGGGGATGATGACGTTGGTTCCGTTTCTACTTTGTGTCCTTGGTTTAATTCTGTTTCTAAAGCGGAAGTATTACATTCTTATGGATTAACATACACACCACCTTCAAAAACTGGTTCTCATGTAGCTTATATGGACTTAAAAGATGTAGATTTCTTAAAAAGGAAAAACGTATATATTCCTGAAATTTCAGCATGTATTGGTGCTTTAGAGGAGGATTCGATTATGAAATCTTTGTCGCATGGAATCCCATCCAAAGAAATGACAGAAGAAGAAATATTTGGGCAAGTAATTGACGGAGCTTTACATGAGTATTTTGCTCATGGTAGAGAAAAGTATGAAACTTTTAGGGAGAAAGTTTCTGAATTTTTAATTAGACATAATTTGCAAAGGTTTTCCCAAACCTTAGATGTAGATTTTGATGCGCGTATAGAAAGATGGCGTGCTGATCATTGTGTCGAACATTAGTGTATTGGATACCATATAGTTTTCGCAATACTATATAGGCTTGCACTAATTGGGCGAATTTCATCATGAAACTCGTTATTTTTGAGTTAAGATAACGTTTTATATGACTCACTAACACACAAGGAGGGAGTTCACCCTCGAAGTCAAACAATGAACACCCCTGGAGTATAGCCGGATTTACTCCTCCGGAAGGGCTGGATAGCCCGATGTATTCTGATTCTCAGGAATCACTTAGGCAACGCAGTACACAACGGTTTATTCCTAATGGACATTGCGTCGCGACTCACTGCAATCCAAAATATTATGGATTATTATCACACGGTAGAACGACAACGTATTGGCCATCTCATATGTGCCATGTATGTTGCGTTGGTGCTTCTTTGCCTCAATTCGTGCCTCAATCTGGTATATTTTATACTGGAGAATATTATGAAGGTGTCATAATATTACCAGAGTTTGTTTATCCTGATGGTAGTTTGATAATTGATGCAATTAAAGAAGTTATACAGAAGAAACTTGATTATGATTTGTATTTTGAAATAGGAGATTTTTCTTTACCAATGCCAGATAGTGATTTTTACGCTACTGCTTTGAATACTGCTAAACGTTTTTTAAAACGATATCAGGAAGCTAACACTTTTGTGGCACCACAACAACCTAAAAATTTACCTCAGTCTGGTGTGTTGACATCAGAAAGCATGGTTAAAGATAAAAAACAAATTCTGACCACTTTTATAAATGATACTATATCAGAAGAAGTATCATTTGATACGGATCACGAGAGAACATTGTACTCACACGATTCAAACATTGAGCAGTTGCAACATTTTTTGTCGAGACCTTTATTGGTTAACACATTTATATTAACACCTGGTTCTACAGCAGTTGCAACTAATCCTTTAATTAACCCTGTTCAAATTTTACCAAATCAGTTTTTTACTAATAAGAGGATTATGAATAGGATGAATAATTATAGAAATTTTAAATGCGATTTATGTTTTAAATTTTTGATAAATGGTACACCATTTCATTATGGAAGATATATTGCAGCAGCTTTACCCAATCATGTCGAAGACAGTTTATCGGCCTTAAGTAATATAGCTACAAGTGGTGGACCGTTGAACCGTTGTAGATTATCTCAACTTCCACATGTTTATTTGAATCCAACAACCAGTCAGGGAGGTTGTTTACGTTTACCATATTTACATAAGTTTGAATCGTTTAGTTTGGCGTTGAATGAGCAAAATAATATGGGAACTATCTTGTTGGGTGAATTAGTTCCTTTATTACAATTAGGAACAGCAGTGGATACTATTACGATATCAGTATATTGCTGGGCAGAGAATGTAGTATTTGGTGCTCCTACTAATAATAATTTACCTGGTTTGGTACCTCAAAGTTCTGATGAATATCAAGAAGAAGGTCCAATTAGCCATATTTCTAATTCATTGGCTTTGGCTAGCGCACATTTACATGGTATACCAGTTATAGGCAAATATGCTCATGTTTCTACAACTATGTTTAGGGCCCTATCCAATATTGCTAATTTACTTGGTTATTCTAGACCAGCTCTTGTTTCAGATTTTAGTTTTGTTAGAGAAAGAAAGTTTCCGAATTTTTCTTCCACTATGCAAAAAGATCCTGTATATAAAGTAACATTGGATGATAAACAAGAGGTTTCCATCGACCCTCGCGTTATAGGTTTCAATGGTAAAGACAATATGTTGATATCCGATATAATTGAGCGATCTGCAATTATTCAAAACGTCACGTGGAGAACTACTGATATACCGGGTAAATCAATCCAATTTTTTAATGTTTCACCAAACCATTGGGTGACTGGTTTAGGAAGTGCCACGAATCGGATTTGTATGAATCCATTGACTTATGTAGCGCAATCTTTTAGATATTGGCGAGGTTCAATTCGTTTTAGGTTTGTTGCCATCGCATCGTCTTTTCATAGAGGTAGGTTGCGTTTAGTTTATGATCCAGCAGGTTTTGGTACTGTAACTGCTACTACGGTTTTTGAATCAAACACGAATTACAATTATGTATGGGATTTAAGCGAGTCTCATGAAGCTACAATGGACGTGTGCTTTATGAGCCATTTACCGTATTGTAGAACTGCTCGTCCCGGAGCACCTAACATATTTCAAGGTTTTTCAGCCATTTATGGAGGTGCCAATGGGTTAAGTCATAATCCTAGTTTTGATAATGGTTCAATTGCTCTTGTAGTTCAGAATGATTTAACATGTTCCGGTCAAGCAGTATCGGATATTCAAATTATGTGCTACGTGTCGGCAGGTCCTGACTTTGAATTCTTTGAACCAGAACAAGGTATGGACGATTATAGCTTTTTTCCACAATCAGGAGAAATGATGCAAGATGATTTAATGTTGCGTTCTACTACAGCTGATGTAGTTTTTGGGAATTATATTCCTATAAACGATAAGGCATCACAAATTTTTCATGGTGATCCCGTTATTAGTTTACGTTCTTTGTTGAAACGGTACGTTAATTATTTTGTTTTACCAGTTCCTGCTGTTCCTACAGGTTCTTCAGTGTTAAACTGGAACTTGAGTGGTTACCCCATGAACCGCGGTAAAGCTGTTAATGGAATGCATTTGGCAGGTACCACATCTACTAATTATGTTAATAATACACACATAGCTTGGTTTTCTGCATTATTTATGGCCAAACGAGGAGGTATGCGCTGGCGTGTTACTGATGTGTCTCCTAAAGATTTATCTTTTGGTCATCTGCAGTTAATGCGAACACCAAATTCAAATTTTTTGGCTAATATAGGCGCAGCACCTTCGGGTACGTCTACAAGTGCTGTAGCCAAGTCTTATTTGTCAGCATTCACATTGGGAAGTGTGGGTGCTAAATCGTCCATAAATGGTTTTACATTAGGTGAAACCATGGGTGGCGGAAAGATAGCAGCCGATATTGAGCTACCTTTTTATAATAATCGGCGTTTTATCCCGTGCAGAACGGGTGATAATTCTAGTCCTAGTGACATGGGATTATTGATTTCTGCTATTTGTACTAATACAACCACATCAGCAAAAACTGGAGGACTTTTATGTTCTGTAGCTGCAGCTGATGATTATTCCTTATATGGTTTTATTGGTACACCCATTGTACATTACGTTCCTGTTTTAGCATAGGAACTACTCGCGGCAACCGCGGGGTGGCGATCTGGGCGTCATGGGGTTTTCCCGTCATTTTTTAAATTTACCTTAATTTTATGGCGGTTACTCCGCTAGTTTTTAGAGGTTGCAAATTTAAGAAGTGAAAGACCCTACACCTCCAAATTGGAATCATCTAACCAAACAGAATAAGTTTAACTTACCTCTTAATAACTGTAATGTTATGCGTATTTAAAG